GTCGTGCCAATTGGGACAGTCATCGACCCTGTACCGGGCAGAACCGGGTTATCAGCCAAGCCTACGGTTGGGTTGCCACTGATTCCGTTGCCGTTGGTCACGGTAATTTGGTTTGACGTGCCCGTCACGGTGGCCGAGGTGATAGCGCCAGCGGTGGAAAGCACAACAAGGCCATTAAAACTGGCGTTTGCAAAATTTAGGGCTTGCCCGGTCAGCGAGATGGTTGGGTCACCGGATACGCCGCTGCCGTTGGAGATGGACAGTCCAGAACCAGAAACGGTGATAGAACGCGGCGTAAGGGCCGTTGCAGACGTTTTTACCTGAAACCCAGTACCAGAGTTCACCAGAGACAACAACGCGCCCGTGGTGCTGATATTGAACAGCCCTTGCGCACCGCCATCGGTGATGGTCAAGCCGTTGGTCACGCCAACATAGCGGCTGTTTGCCAACTGCGGGGTTTGGGTGACCGTCAGGTAGGTGTAGGTCTGCGTTGGAGACCCAGCAATTGAGCTTGTGGTGGTCTGTACCGTGACCCCATTTTGGACGATGGGAACGAGTTCAGAGCCAGTAATTGCTCCAGCCTGCGGCAGTTGGGTAATTGTGACTTGTGCGGACATTATGTACTCGTATTGCTAGGTGGGCTGGGTGCAATCGTATCCTTGTTCCCCGTCTGAGTGGGCGTCTGCGTATTCTGCTCGGTGGAGATGTACAACTCGTTGTTGCCGCCAGTCAGCAGGTAGTCATCGTTCGCGGCAACGCTTGCGTCTGGACGCGGGAAGCGAATGGTGATGCGCTCTGTTTTTCTCGCAGGCAGGCGATACGGGTCAAGCTGGTCTGCGCAGCCTTCATTGCACACCCGCAGGCCGGGGAAGTTGGGGTCATTCCTCATCACCGAGTGGGCACGCTTGAACTTACATCTATCGCAAATTGCAATAGACAACGTGGAATTACCTAGGGTGTCAAGAAACACTGGCATGGTTCACCACCTTGGAAACAAAGCCAATAGAGCAATCGACTTCTTGCATGATTTCGCTGTACTTTTTGCCAGCGGCCCGGAGCGTTAGCACTTTTTCGGCCTTGGTGGCTGATTTTATTCTTGTTGCTGCCGCGCTGGCCTGTTGTGCTTTGACGCGGTTTTTTGATATTGCTTCTGCATATACAGCATCCGAAGCAAACCGCTCTCTAAACTTTTGACCAACTTGGGCTTGATAGCCTTCAACTCTGTTTTTTGTTGCGTCAGACCGAATTTTGTGCATGTACGCATCAAAAGACGGGTCTGCAATGCGCTTTGCTTTGATGAATTTTTCTCGCTCAATAAAGGCATAGCAACGCGCCATTTCAAATAGCCTGCTATTGCAGTATCTGTTTTTGCCGCCGCTCATAAGGATGACCGCTTGCCACAAAATGCCACCATGAATTTTGGCTAAAAGCACATGGGCAACAAAATGTTCTCTGGCGGTCAAGGCAACCAAATTGGAGCTATCGTTACTGCCCCCTAAAGCCCGTGGCAACACATGATGCAGCTCAACATAGCCGTCAACGCACACACGCGCCTTGGCCTTGTCTATGAGCCTTTGGTAAGCAAGAAAATAGTTCATGCTGTGTAGGGGCGAATATTCGGCGCAAAGTAGATTGGCGACTTGTCGCGCTCCTCTTCCTCGGCCATCGACAGGTACTTTGCGGCCTGTCCTTCAAGGTATTGGATTCGGTCTAATCCCACGCCGGGCAACTCCTGCGACATCTGGTGCGCCAACATGCTCAACACGGCCATGTACCAGCGCTGTGGCACTTCCAGTTCGCCGTACAGGTCGCCCACGTCCATGATTTGGCGCGAGTACCACACCGTCATTTGGTAGAAGGCGTTCTGCGGGGTCGGCCACAGCCAGATTTGCGACTGCGGGATGGTGCGGTTGAACCAGAACTGGAACGGCTGGTTGGCCGTGAAGTTCTTGTTGGGCAGGTTGGTGTAGTCATCGCGGTTCAGGCGTGACATGGTGATTTCGGTGGAGTTGTTGCCGAAGTACAGTTCGCGCAGGCTCAGTGTGGTGCCGCTGTAAGCGCGGATGCGGTAGAAGCCGACGTTCTGCCCGTTGTCGATGTCCGTCCACACCCACTCGTTGTTGACCACGACGATGCTGCCCAAGTCCACAAGGGTCTGCCAAGTGCTTCCGTCAATCGAGTATTCGTAGATGATTGACCATGTGCCCGACGCTGCGGGCAAGAACCCGATGGAGCCGACGTAGATGGGGTTGGCCGTGCCGAAGGTGATGGAGATGTTGCCGTTGGCCGATGTCTGCGTGCAGATGGTCTCCACGTTGTTGTCGTACAGATTGGCGACTGTGCCGCCAGCAGACGAGGTGTACGAGCCATTGGGCCTGTCCATCCAGCGGTACAAGGCGTTCAGGACATCGTTGCCGCCCAGCGGCAGGTCATAGATGTACTTGTCCGCCGTGAAGCCGTAGACCTTCTTGTCGATGGCCCAGTATTGGATGCCGATGTTGATGAGGTTGGACAGCAGGAAGAACAGCGACTCGCGGGCAGACAGCACCTGCTCCGAAGTCAGTTCCTCCGCCAGCTTGCCGCAGCGACGAGCGCCGTGGTCAATCAGGGTCTGTACCGTTATGACGGTAGTGCCAGTCGTACCAGAGTAAGCCATTGGTGTTCCTTACCAGCCGGGACAATTCCACCGCTGCATTGAAGCCCTTGCGCGGCTTCCTTTCTCGCTTTTTTCAGCCACTGGCCCCATTCGAGCGCAGAAAGAATCGCGTCTTGAGCCACCTTCTGGCTGGGGAGCCTTCAGGTTAGAACCAGTCTCACGATTGTACTTCTCGCGCCCCTTTGCGGTCAGTCCTGCGCCTTGTTTGGCGGGCAACTTCTCACCACGGCCAATAGCCAAGCTCGGGCCACCATTTTTCAGTTTGGCGGTTTTGGCTGACTCTCGGAAGGCTTCAGCCGTTGGCGCACCTTTGCTGCCCACTCGGCGCATTTTTTCGCCAGAGCCTTCAGCAATTCTTTCACGTTTTGCAGCGATGTTGGCATACAAGCCACCTTCCTTCATGTTCTTGTCGGCCTTGACAAACTCTTTGCCGACCTTCTGTGGCACGCCACCAAACCCGCCCTTGGTGTGAGCCGCAGCCGCCATCAGACGATGTTGCGCAGGGGATTTGCTCGGCATGATTACAACGTGCTGTAGGGGTTGACGTAGTGCTTTTGCATCTCCAGCACCACGGTGTAGGTATCGCCTGCTGAACCATCTAGTGTGGTGAAAGAAATGCCGCCCGTTTTTCCTGCGCCAGCATTGTTCGTCAAACCACCAATTTTTGAATAGTCCTGCGTGTAGGAGTTGTTCTGAGGTATGACCTCAATCACAACAGGCGCGGTAGCAACCCAGTTCATTTGAACTTCCAGTCCGTGGGTCAACCCAGTCACCTTCAAAATGGACATAGCATCGCAAGCCCCGCCAGCAGCAGATGCTGCCAAGTTTGCTGGGTTTACCTTGACAACATTAGACTCATTTTCAGTCGCGCTCATGGTCGCGTAAAACTTCATGATGGCAATGCGCTCACCATCAAAAAGCGTTTGAGAGGTAGCTGTAATAGCCATAAAAATCTCCAAAGAAAGCGGGGGCCGAAGCCCCCACTCGTTTTTAACAAACGCGCCCGCCGCGTTTCTTGCCGGGGGAGACCGTCACAGACTCCTTGGTTCTGGTGACGCTGCCTTTTTCCTTGTCGGTCATGGAGCCTTGACCACCAAATGCGCCACGCGCCTTGTTGTATAGCTCTTTCACCATGCTCAACGGGTTCAACGCCTCTTCAAGCTCACGGCTCTCCTTGTCAGTCACAGCCTTGGGGTCTTTGAGAACGTACTTGTCGTTGGGCGAACCACCTTCTGCCAGCTTCAGCTTGTTGGCCGGGCCGTACTTCAGGTTGCTGTCCATCTTGGCTTGGCGCATCGCGGTAGCGTTTTCCATCTTGTTGACGGCCTGCAACTGGCGGTTACCCGGGGCGACTTTGCCGCCTTTTTTGTAGGTTCCAGCCAGTTGAGTGATTTCAACAGGAGAGGGGATGGGCTTGCGACCTTGCGGCATTGCCACGGCAGAACCAGCGCTGTTAACACTGCCCCCCGTGGCGAAGTGCTTTTTTGTTGCACCTCCGCGCTTGAAGCCACCAGCATTGCCTTTGCTCACACCACCAGTTTTGGCAGGTGCGTTGTCGTACTTACCAGTGTCCACAATGGTCGTGGCAGGTGAACCGGAGGTGCTTTCCGAAGGAATGCGTCCGCCAGTTGCGTAGCCAGCTTGGCCCTTCACCACGCCGCCAGTAGCCATCTTCTTCATGGCTCCGCCACGTTTGAAGCCGCCAGCGTTGCCGTTCTTCACGCCGCCAGTTTTGGCGGGCGACTTGTCAGCCTTGGCTTGGTGCATGATGGTTGTAGCAGGGGTGCCTGAAGTCGTTTCGCTGGGGATTGCTCCGCCAGTGGCATATTTCTTCATGCCGCCGCCCTTCTTCAGAGCCAGCTTGGTGCCCTTGCCGCCCTTGTGTTCTTGGGCGTCATGCTGCTTGAAGGCTTTCTGAATCATGGCCTTGTCTTGGGCCTTGTCAGACTTGCCGCCCTCTTTCATCATGCGGCTTGCTGCCAAGCCAACAGGAGCGGAGGGGCCAGCACCCATTGAGCGCATAGCGCGGCGACGAGCGGCCAAGGAAGGAGCCATAGGGGTAGCAGCCGCAGGTGCGCCACCACGGGCAGGCATAGCGGCCATAGGACGCGCCATAGGCTGCATAGCGCCCATCATGCCGCCATCGGCTTTCTTGACGCTACCACCTTTTTTGAGCTTCAGTTCGACTGAAGGCTCAGTGGTCATCATTTTGACCATTGGTTTGAATTGGCCCATGATTTACTCCTTATGCTTGGGTGACGCCGAGGGCACCAACGCGGGTAGCGTTCGGGCCGACTGCAATAGCGGGAAGCAGGATACCCATCACGGTGCGAACGAGGCCGTTCGACGCAGTGGCAGGGGCGTAGGTGCCGCGAACGTCACCAGTGGTCGTGGTTGCCGTAGCAGTGTCAGCAGGCAGGAACGTACCAGCGTCTTGCGCCAGTGTGCTGTTGCTCTTGACGCTTGCAACGTAGGCCACGTTGGTCACGCGCACTGGGATACCCAGCACGTCGGTGGTGCCCACTGCAACGGTTCCGCCAACAGCACCAGAAGTGGTGATGGAGGTCACGATGTAGAACGCCTTCAGGCCGCTCACGGTGGTGGACTGGGTCGTGCCAGTGGCAATCACTTCGCTCATGGCCTGACCGTAGTAGTCGAAGCCGCTGATGGTGATGCTGCGGTTAACGATGGTTCCAGCGCCGATGGTGATGATGAGCGTGCGGGGCACGTCCAATGCATAACCGATGGAGCCGTTGTTCAGCGTCACAGCTTTCACGGAAGTGCCAGCGGTCAGCGTGAATGCGCTGGTGGGCGACTGGGCGGTGGCGATGTTGTTGGCGACCTTGGCTTGGGGCACAACGTCCCAAACGTAGATGCGACCCAGCGGGCCAATACCCAAGTCCATCGGGGCGGGGTTCTCAAAGGGCACATTGCCGTGCAGGGTCAACGCAGTCGTGTTGGCGACGTTGATGGCTTGGTTCAGCGTGTAGGTGCCTGTGCCGCCGTTACCAGTGCCAAAGGCAGTGATGTAGGTGCCGTCGGTCACGCTGGTGCCGTCAACATACATGCCGACCACGATTGGTGCGCCGAAGCCCACTGCGGTGACGGTCAGGGTGGAAGAGGAAGCTCCGCCGCTGCCGCCAGTAGCGGTAGTGGAGTAGTTGCGAAGGCCAGTACCCATGTAGGTCTGTGCCGGGCCTAAGAATAGGTCGTCGGAAAATTGAGGCATGGTCTGCTCCTTGAAAAGTTTGACCGATGTTGAAAAATGTTAGGGGGTGGTTAAGGCCCAGCCCCCCAAAGCCTTGTGACTTTACAGTCCGGGCGTACCGTACATGGCGCGTGGGTCGGTATATCCGGGGATATAACGCTCAGTTGCCTTGTAGCGCATCGAGTCAGTCTCGAAGTCGCCTTCCATAGTCTTCTCCAGCTTGCGACGCATCAAGAGCTTCATGCCCTCGGGAGTGTCGGTCTGAACAAACCATGCGGTTGCGGAGGTCAAACGCGACAGAACAGCAGCACCCTCGTCCAGCAAGCCGATGGACTTGATGGGGTTGATGTCGTTGTTGGCGTTGCCAGCACGCAGAACCGATTTCAACAGCACTTCGGCTTGGAAGACGTTGCCGGGGGCGACCACCAGTTGGCGGGGCACCAGACGAATCTTCTTGCCGTTGTTGTCCACAGCTTGGCGAATCTG